TAGGTCTAGGTTATGGTCGTTATAATAGTTCTAACACTACAGTTACATTTGTATTAAAGCAAGCAAATATTGAAACTGCTAGTGATGTTACATCATCATCTGGAACTGGCGTTTCTATTCTTGATAACTTAGAAGATCTTAACGGTAGAAAATATATTACACATCGTATAGAACGTGCTGATGGTTTCTCACTACAGTTTGTTGTAAGAGCAAACCTATCACAAATTAGTGCTAGTCTCAACCCAACTGGTGACCAGTCTGTTGTTGGTTCTAACAACTATGTTCTAGCATCTCTACGTAACTCTCCTTACGGATTTACTCCTATCAATCAAAGTGATAGATTCAGAGATGGTGCTGAGAATATCAGAAACAACCAAGAATTTATTGCAGAGGAGGCAACAGCATATGTCAAATATTATTATGAATCATCCGCTACTCGTAGTTCTGCACTTACTATTGGTGGAACAAACTTTGGACAAACCGCAGACACAGTAACAAGAGGTCTTACTTCTTGGTCTGCAAATGGTGATGCATTAACAGTTCGTGTTCAGAAAGGACATAACTTATATCCTAACTTCAGTCAGCATACTCCTACTAACGCATCTTACACACCTAGCAACGGTAACTTTGTAGTAACTGTCAATGGTCATGGATTTAGTGTTGGTGATTTAATTAAATTTGATGCGGGTGCAATCGTAATGACTTGTGCCACAGATAGTAATGCAACAAACCATCCATATCCTAGAGGCGGTGACCCTGCATTTGATAAGTGGTTAAGGATTACTGCAAAGACAACAAATACATTTACTGTTAATGTTGGTGTATCATCTGACACTTCAACACATGCATTTGTAAGTGCAGGAACTAACTCAGTTAAGAAAGCATTAACAACCGTAACTATTACAAACTCTGGTAATGCAAACATCAATGGAACTTATGGTATTAAGGACATTTATGATGACAGAGAATTTGTTCTAGATTTACCAGACAACTCACAGAATGGACAGAGTGGATCCGTAGGTGAGTTTACAGATTTACAAAAACCATTTAGAACTCCAAACAGCAAACCAGTAGATAACAAATACGGTGATGTTTCTGAGTTACTATTTGGTAACGCAGATATGATTGCAGATTATGCAGTCAATAAAATGCTTGCTGCTAATAGTGGTTACACTATTCCTACAGGTAGTACAGCATGCTACGATGATGTTAGAGACTTCATACAGAAAGCACTTGCACACAACTTAAAGTGGGGTGGAAACGATAGAGTCTATGACCAAGCAAAATTCTATATTGATCCTGGCTTCTCATTAACAAGAGATCGTTATGCAGAAGTATTCGGATATGCGAAAGATGCTTGTATTTTAGCAGGAAGAAATTTACCTCTATACAGAAATCCTCATGCTACAAAACTACAGTATTATCATAATGCAACTTTAGATGTAGGTGCAGGAACAGTTCGTCGTGACGCTGCAACTCTTATACAAAAGAACCTAAACCTAATTGCATTTGAGGCAGTTCAAAGATACAACATTGATAACCCATCACACAATGTGCCTGGCGGAAATCAAAACTGTATTGATGACGTATTAGATCTACTAAGAACTATCGTATACAACCTAGCATATGGTGGTAACGAGCAAGTTTATGATGCTGCTGCGTTATACACATCATCTACATTCCTAGACGGTGAAGAGACAGAATCACGTGCAGTGTTTGCAATAGCAAAAACACTTGCTAGAACAGTTGCTATTAGTGACTCTATCGGAACTATAGAAGGCAATCATGGATTCACTCAGGTTCTTGATAACAATAATAAAGGAACAACTGTAGAGCAAGGATTGATTGATGACTTCTTCACAATCGTTGATACTGCAATTGCCAACGATAACATGTCACATGCCACTAGAACGGTTGCAACTAACCCTTCTTGTGCAAACGTTATCTCATCAATTACAACCTTCTTTGACATCGTTACAACAGCAATAGGAAGCGGAACTACACCAGGTTCTGTAGCATCAGTTACAAGAACAGTTGCACCTGGCGATCAGCAATGTATTGATGACGTAATGAAGATTACGAGAGCATTCCAGTATGACTTACGTTATGGTGGTAACTCTAAAATTGTTGAGGCAGCAAACTTATACATCTCTGGTGCTAGTGGTGTTCAACACGTTGCAACTGAGGTTACTTACACTCGTGCAATATTTGCTGCAGCAAAAGAACTATCAATAGACGCAATAAGAAATAATTTAGAGAGTGGTCAATTCTCACAAATCACACCTAGATCAAATGGTTCTATTACGGTAGATTCATCTGCACCTGAGTGTGCTAACGTTGTATCCGCACTGACTACAAACTGGGGTATCTTAGACAACGTATTGTCTAGTGGTAATGCATATGGTGGAACAGTTACAAATCCTGATCCTCTGATTACAGAACAAGATCAAGGCAAGTATTCATTCCCACTTGTTCAAACATTCTTAGATCTTCCAATTATTGAAGCATCTCCATATATTCAGAACTCATCTCTTATATCATTCCTTGGTGGTTCTGGTTGTGAGATTGACGGTGCTAAGGTTGCTACACCTAACGTTCCTAGACCTGGCTTAAAACAGAACTCACAGGGTGCTACAGTTGCACAGTTCGACCCACAAGGTAAGTCCATGGTTGCGAACGCATTCACCATTATATGTTTTGGTGGAACTGCATATAACGTTACTAACGATGGTTACACCCAGTTGGTTTCTGTGTTTGCTATCTTCTGTCAAGATGGTATCTTATGTCAGTCTGGTGGTTACGCATCTGTTACTAACTCAGCATCTAACTTCGGAACATTTGCTCTAAGAGCAACAGGATTTAGAGCAGAGGCATATTCATTTGACGTCGGTGTTATTGATTCTATTATAGATGACACTGATGGAAATGGAGTTCCAACAGGAAGACAAGTTGTTCAAGTATCTGGAACAACACTAACAGGTATACCTATTGAAGATTATATCATCAAGATTGATGGTTATACATCTGCTGACCCTGCTGTAGAACATATAATTCTAGAAACAGAATTAATTTCTGGTGCACCTGGCACACAAATTGTTGCTAAGATAACAACTAACCGTGCGATGGATTACTCTGATGGCACTGATCGTTATCAGTCATCTAATGATCCTAGTTTTGCTGCAGGAAGTTTACCTCTAAGTAACCTTGTTGGTAAGACAGTAAGATTCCATAGACCATCTGTTGTTAACTCATCATCACACACTTGGGAATATGCAGGATCAGGTAATACCTACGCTGCGTTACCACAGAACGGTGGTGTTGGACAAGGAACTGCATTTGAGGCAGCAGAACAATCATTCGGACAAGTTTATACATCAGGAACTAACGAGTTTGGTGACTTTAAAGTTGGTAACTTTGTTACGATCTTCAACAGAACTGGTGCTATCAGTTTCGTTGGAACAGTTAGTATCTCTGAACTATCATCTATTAAGATTGTTGGTGGTGACATCACAATTACAGGATTCTCACAAGATGATAACTTAGGTGGAACATTTGCATCTGATAGTTTACTACCTACACAGGCATCTGTTAGAGATTATATTTCAAACAACTTAGGACCATACCTAAACCAACCATACTCTACAAACGCAGTTCCATCTGCTCTTGTTCAGTTAACATCATCTGGTAAGATCAACATTGACCAGATTCCTGCGTTACGTCCATTTAATATTACATCTGTTGCATCTACAGCAGAAAGACTTGCTATTGAAGACGCAAATGCGGGTGACATTGCGATTGAAACAACAGCAACAACATTCCAAGTTGCATCTGCATCATTCAATACATCGAATGAACAGATTACAATTGCATCTCATGGAACTAATACAGGTGACTTACTAACATATACACAAGGATCATCTGCGGTTCAAGGATTATCAACTGGCGTAGATTACTACGTTATCAAGATAGATGATAATACAATCCAACTTGCAACTACACCATCTAATGCAAGTTCTAACCAAGCAATAGATTTACAATCTCAAGGTTCTGGAACTCATCAACTTAAGACACAGGGTGTTGCGATATCATACATTCTTGAGAATGATTTAGAAAGTCAGTTCTTAGCATTTACACCTAACAGTGCATTCCAATTTACTAATGGTGACATCATCGCAGGTAGTTCTACAACTGCTCGTGGAACCGTAACCAACTATAACGATGGAACAATCTTTAACTTCGTTATCAGCACAGCTGGTGATAGTTACACTGGAGATTTTGCTCTAACAATTTCTGCACCTGATGATGGTGTAAATGGTGTTCAAGCATCTGCTACAGCAAATGTAACTAACGGATCAGTAACTAAAGTTACTATCACAAATGGTGGTAAAGGTTACTACAACCAACCAACAGTTCAAGCAGCGGTATCATCTGGAACTACAGCAGTCATTGCTGCACAAATAGAAGGACGTGTAAGTATTGACATTGCAAATAACATTAAGTTTGATGCGGGTGACTTTATACTTGACCAAGCAAATGCAAATGAAGGAACTGGAACCTACAGTCAAAGTGGCACTACAATTACTATCACTGAGAACTCACACGGTTTATCTAACGCTGCACTAGCGTTTATTGACTTTACCAGTGGTGGTGCATCTGATGGTTTCTATACCATATCATTAATTAACGGTAACCAGTATTCTGTAACCTCACCTTCTAGTGGAACCAATAGTGGTAACATGGCAAGGAAGAGGATCATTGACCTCTCTAGAGCAATCAATACATCTGCAACTAACGCTGCAAACTGGACACAGTTAACATCAACAAACATTGATGCTTCTAACATCGTTGCGGGTATCATTGACCCAGAAAGATTAGCTGGTAAAGGTGCTGCTAACTCATTCAGTTTCTTACGTGGTGATTCATCATGGGAGTATGCACTACAAGCAATTAGAGCTACTACATCAGACGCCATGGTTATTGGTGGTTCTCTATCAGATAGTAGTTACATTGACAGTATTACCATTACAAATGGTGGAACAAATTATACAAACGGAACTTACCAGAACATACCGATGGACGGTGGTAACATATCCATTAGTAGTGATAACGTTGCTCGTGCAACATATATTGTAACTGGTGGAACTATCACATCTGCTACTGTTACTGACTCAGGAACAGGATATACTGGAGATTTCTCAGTTGTAATACCAAGTGAACTTGGTGGTGGTTCTGGAGCAATACTTGCTGCAACAAAAGGAACAATCAACCGTTACTATGGTAACATTGAAGTTGACATTAGAAAAGGTGATAACTTAACTTCTAGTGCATCTGTTTATGGTAATTACGGTGTATTCAGATTTAGAAAAGATGTAACAAACCAAGCAGTTGGTAACCAAGATCAAGGTGGATTTATCGTTGATAACAATGGTAATGTTTCAATTGATCAGGGTGCAGGATCTGAACTTAATGCTGACAGACTAGATGGTAACCAAGGTTCATTCTATCAGAACGCAGGAAGTTTAATCTTCGGAACATTAGATCCCGCAAGACTTGCAAATACCACATACGCAATATCAATATCTGGAACTGCAGATACTGCAAACTTAATATTTAACGAGACTGCATCTCTAACCTCTAACCCATCTCCTGCACAGGCTGGTAATGGTGTTGGTGCTGCACTTAGAAACAATAGTGCTGATGGTCTTGTAGATGGTGGAACTACACACGGTGTAATTACATACAGAAGACAGGCAACTGGAACTGCATCAACTCAATTAGGATTTACTGACAATAACAACCTATACATTAGAGGTAATACTGGTGGTAACGCAGTTTACACAAACTGGGAGAAGATCTGGTCTTCATCTAACGATGGTGCTGCGAGTGGATTAGATGCTGACATCTTAGATGGTAAGCAAGGTCTATGGTATCAAACAGGTTATAACATAGGTGATACACGTGGTGGTATTACAGCACCTATTGGTGATATGTTCTTACCAGAAGTTCTTGGACAAGACAAGATCGTCTTTGAGAACTTGTATGTTAATGACACAGGTAATAAATTTACACTATACATTCCAGACTTCCATTGTAATAGTGGTGTTGGTGGTAACATCAATAATGGTGGAACCTACACTATCTACTCCGACGTAGGTGCAACAAACAACATTGGTTCTATCGTAGTTGATAGTTCAAACGGTGTTCAAGAACTTACACATACAACTGGCGAGATTTACTCACTTGTAACTGGAACGATAGCATTCGTTGGTGCAAACAGTAACGCAAACGTATATGTCTTCGGTCCTAATCCTGGCACAAAATGGACTGTATCTTCATCTAACAAAGTTTCTGGTGGATCTGTAAGTATCTTTGGATTACGTGATAATCCAAATGGTGCTAAGTTGCAAATTGGTAAAGCAGCGACTTCTACCACACCAACAATAGATTTCAGATCATCTGGTCAAGCACCAAATTATGACGTTCAAATGATCGTCTCTGGTGGTAATACAACTGATGGCAATGGAACAATAAGATTTAATGCTGCAGACTTTACCTTTAACGGTAACACAGTATGGCATAGTGGAAACGATGGTGCATCATCTCAGCTAGACGCTCATTACTTAGATGGTTATGTTCAGTCTACTGCTGCTACAGGCAATACAATCGCACGTAGGGACGCATCAGGACACTTAACAGTTAATGACCTAACAGGTGATCAAGGTATCTTTACTAACAACGGTGCAGGAACATTAAGTCTTGCAGATGGTAATGGTATTACTCTTGGTAAGAGTGGAACAAATATCCTAGCAATACAAGGTAAAGGATCATCATCAGTTGGTTTCATCAAATTTGGTAATGACACTAATGCCTTTGGTTGGAATGGCACACACCTATCATACAATAACGTATTCTTCCGTAACGGACGTTTAGGTATTGGTGATAGCAATCCTGGCATATCATTACAATCTACTGGCGACGCTGCTTTTGGAACTACAAGTAGAAGTGCTAACACATACGTTAGAGCATTAGCTGGTGACTCTTATCAGTGTGGTTTTGAAGCGTTCGGTAACAATCAAGGAACTGGTTACTTATACGTTGGACAATCATCTGCATATGGTGGTGGTATTGCATACAACGGTGACAACTCACCTGGTGCATTTGGTTCTGAGCAAGGTGATGACATCACATTCTACAGAAGAGACAATGGCACAGATACAAGAGTTGCTAAGTATCGTTACAACGATTCTACATTCCACTTCTTTGGACAGGTCAGATCAAGAGTTGCACAAGGAACTGCACCATTTGTAGTTGATTCTACTACAGTTGTTTCTAACTTGAACGCAGACTTACTTGATGGTTACACTGCACTTAACCTACCATACTTACAGGGAACTGTTAACGTATGGATTAAGGATGCGGGTAATCAGGAAAGATTCTACTTCGAGAACAATTCACATACATACTTCAGAACTGGTAATGCATTCTACTTCAGAAATGATTCTGATCAAACATTTGCATCATGGGATTCTGGCGGTAGAACACACTTCCACGAACCAGGTGGCAACAGCACTCAGTCAACATACAGATTGCAAGTCACAGGTGATAATGGATTAAACATTAATGCATCAGAAGGTCTATCAAGTGGTCAGAAGAGCACAGTTCTAAGAGCATCGGGTGACAAGCAATGGATTGACACTTACGGAATATTCAAACGTAACAGACAATCAATTAGTGAGAGTGTCACAATATCCAGTTCTGACAACTGTATGACTGCTGGACCTATCGCTATAAATAATGGCAGCACCGTCACTGTAAGTAATGGCGGTTCATGGGCAATCGTATAAACTATGAGCACACTATCAGTTCACAATCTACAAGGTATATCAACTTTTAGCAATAAGATAGAAGTTCCATCTGGACATAAACTATCTTGTGCGGGAGGTCAATATCGTTTACCTAATTATTCTGGCAACTCAAAACCGAGTAATCCAGAATTAGGTGAGTTAATTCTCAATACTACAACTGCAACTCTAGAAGTCTGGACAGGTGACAGATGGGCAGTTTGTGGTGGAGGAAATAGAGGTGGATCTCAATCAAACCCAGCTACATCAGGTGGAGATGCTTATGACAATGGGCAACAAACATCTGGAACAGTTTGGGTTACAATACCTGGCAGTGGAGCATTCGAGTTTACTTACGACGCAACTGATAGATATGGAAGTGGAGATAACGGTTGGATAAAATATGACGCTTCATTTTTTGGAGCAAACAACTCTGCAATTGCACACGTTGAATATGGTAGTCCATCAACAATTATTCCTGCATGGAATACTAACAGCACATCATCAACTAGTAATGATACTATAAGTCAAGGAAAATTAAGAATTGGAAGAGAACAATCACATGCAGGAGGTAACTCTTTATCAACTATCAGATGTTCATTACCTAGATTTACTAAGGCAAAATATCAAGCATCTATGCAAGCGGGTGGTGCTGATGCTGCTGACTTTGGATCTTTCACACAGAACTTTAGTGGTATCGTAAATAACTCTCCTTATCAAAACAATGGTCAGGGATATTGGGCAGTTCTATTCTCTGGTAACCAAAGTGGTAACTTTGGTAGTGACATGTTAATACTTGATCCTGGCAACCTTAGAAGTGGTAATGGATCATATAGTAACAACACTAGTGTTCTATCATTCGGAACTGAAAGAGGTTCTACCAGTCAAGTTCCACAAATAATATGGGGAACAACAGACGCCTACCGAGAATACGTTTATGTAAACTCTTGGGAGCTTTGGCTACACTAATTAACTAACAACATGGCATCTAGAATTAAAGTTGATGAAGTAACGAATATAGCGGAATCGGGTCAGGTCTCGTTTCCGACTGGTGGTGCTTCGTTTAGTGGAACAATCAACATATCAGGTAACGTCGATTTTACTGGTCAACTACTACAAAATGGTCAACCATTTGTCACACTACCGACACAGAATGCTGCTAACCTCGGTGCAGTTTTAAGATCGGGTGGAACATCAAACCAAGCATACTGGGATACAACAGGAGAAGGTGCGTCTGGTGTAGCAGGATTTTCACAATCAAAGTATAAAGCAGGATTTAATATAACAAGAGGATTTAGTTGTTGTGGATATCGTGGAGCACAGTCTTGGAGAAATGTTAATAGACTTGTGCATGCAACGTTTACACAAACAAACTTAGGAGATTTATCAGCACAGTCAGGTGCATATATTGATGGTAAACCAAGTTCAAATATGAACGCATACATATTTGCTACTGGTAACAGTTGGGACTCTACAACAAGTTATGTTTCTAAGATAAACATGAACACAGAATCCAATGCGGGTGCTGCTACTAGCATGTCATCTAGTAGAAACAGATGTTCTGCTATGGGTAGAGACTTTGTTTATGCTTATGTTCATGGAGGAGGTAGTAACAGTAGTAATACAGTTAGATACAACCTTTCTACAGAAGCAAGTAACAACTCCACATCAAACCCTAGTGGATCACAGAACAACCCTTCATGTGGACAAGGTGCTACAGTAGGATGGATTAGACAAGGTGGTGCATACGCATACAACTTCTCTACAGAATCATATACTAACTGGGCAGACTCACCTGGCACTGACGGTTCTAACAAAACCTTATCAAGTAGAAACGGTTTCTCATACTGGAATACTTGTGGAGGATACAGAACCAGTTGTGATTGGCATTTAAGAGACTCTTACAACGGTGGTCGCATGGCAAACGTAAGTAAGAATGGTATAACTACTGGTGAGGAATCAATGCACACAGGTAATGAATTTGGATTTATTTGTGGACAGTATGATGGAAACCAGAACAATAATGGTTACCTCTTCACCTATGCAAGTCATAGTTTCACAAGAGACAGTAGAATGGATAGATCTGGAATCAGTGGATCTGCATCTGCTGCAGGAGTAGAGTTTGGAACTCTACAATATGGATACACAGGAATGTAATCATGACATCATCAGGAATTAATTTAGATACAGAAGTCCTTGACATACTGGACGGGACAGAAAAACGTAAGTATTATTTGGCAAGGCGTTGTCCAGAGTTAGATCATATTGCAGCTGGTGGTGCAAGTAATGATGTTGACATCATGTGGAACATGTATGGTGTGGTTGTATTTTCTATCAAAGAAAAATGGGTTAGAGAAGTTCATAGATTAACTAAGTCTTACGAAGAGATTAGTGAGGATATTGGTAGATGGGGTGTCAAACACTTTGGTGAAATTCGTGCAGAAGTTAAGGTTACAGATGAAGATCCACTGTCAACTAGCGATGAGTATGCAATATCACAGACAGGACCTAAGACAAAAATTGAATTACCACAAGAAAGAATTGATGCAGCAATTGCATTTATGAAAGTGTCTGCAAAATTAATTATTGAGGATGAGTATGATAGAAAGTTCTTATCACTCAAGGCAGAAGATTCTAAGCTAGAACAGTATTTTTGGAATTCACAAATAACAGAAGCAAACAATTTAGAGGGTGAAACACCCATACTAAATAGTATTGCTACCGCCAAAAGCGTTGCGGTATCTGATGTTGCAGCATCTGTCCTTGCAGGAAAGAAAACTTTCGATGAGAAAGCATTAGCGTTATACGATGCTATGGTTGCTCTTAAGCAAAAATTTACAGACTGTGCTACAATAAAAGAACTCAACGTTCTCTGGGAGGATTACCTAGGAGTTCCAATGCCACAACAACAGGCAATAGAACTAGGAAATACCGAAGCAGACGGTTGGACACCACTACCTATAAAATCTGGATTGCAATTTTAAACTATGACAATATCACCTGATTCCATAGAGTCCTATGTAGAGGACAATATGGACTTTGGGATGACACATGAACAAATTAAAAACTTTGTTGTTAATTCCCACGTAACTGACAAGAGGAAACTTCGTCAAGTATTAACTGAAGTATCTACACGTAGTCATGAAAGAAAAAAATTATTCTTAGACATTGAAAGAAAGCAAACTAATATAGACAGATTAGAAGCAAAACTTGAAGTGACTGACGATCCTTATGATCGTAAGTTGATAGAGCTAGATATCCAAGAATTCAAATTAGATATGGGTAGATTTAAAATAACTCTACACCAGTCTGACAATGAATTAAAAGCGTTCATGGATTGGGTTCATAAGAAGTATGGAACAATGGAAGAACTGGAAGAGGCAGCAAAGTATAACGAAGAAGAAGAACGTAAGTATTGGATCGCTCGTATGGGTAAACAGGCAGCAATGGATGTTTATTGCACAGGAAGAATAGGCGTTGGTAACTTAGATTCGATAGCAATGATGCGTGAAGATGATCAATATGCTACACTAAATATAGCAATGCAGTATTCTGGTCTTCTCAATGCAGGTATCGGTAAGATACAGAATGAGTTGAAACCTCAGATTGACAAGATGATGGTTGATGGATCTGCACCTCGTATTCCTACATTTGACAATGTAGAAGATAACTTAGATCTTAAACTATTTGAGCAATTAACTGGTAATGAACAAAAGAGTCTTCAGTCTACCGATCAATCCTAAACTGAGTGAAGACTTTGTAGTATCTACATTTCTACCTTTCCTAAAAAAGTATAGAGAATATATACTAGATCTTTATTTTACATGTCGTATCCCTCCATTTGATCAAGATGCTATGGGGGATACTTTTTTGTCTCCAGAAGTATTAACGGAGTCTGCATGTTATATTTCCCAACAATCTGATATACCATTATCAGCAACGTTTAATAATATATGGGTTAGACCAGATCAAAAGAATTTAGATCTGTGGATAAAAGAATTTGCTCCTATCTACAATGCAGGAGTTAGAGTAGTTACATTGCCACATACTACATGGGTATCTACTGGTCAAATACAGGCAGCGTTTCCAGATCTTTTTATAAAAAATACTATCCTTAGAGAAGTAACAAAACCAAATGAGATAGTATCACTAGCAGAAGCAGGGTTTCATTATATCAATCTAGATCGTGACCTCATGAGAGATCGTGATCAATTATTAAGATTACAGAAAGCAAAAGATTATTGTGCATATCTTGGCAAACCCGTAATGTTTTCTTTATTAGTTAATGAGACATGTTGGGGTGGTTGTCCTATCATGCCAGAACACTATCAATACAATAGCACTAGAACTAAAGATGATCCCATATTCTTTGCTAGTCCTATAAGTCGTGTGTCTTGTTCTACATGGGATGTCGAACATCCAGAGGCAGATCTCAAGCAAGCAAACCTACCACCATGGAGAGAAGATTGGGTAGAGATGATCAATCTAGGTGTTGATACATTTAAGCTACATGGTAGAGAAAGTATGATGAGATTACAGGAAAGTATGGATCTCATACGTAGATGGGCAGATGAAGATGAGTATATGTTTCCAGAGTATAAAAAATATCAAAACCAATTAAAGATAAAAGATTCTCCATTTGTCATGTGGAGAGAAAAGATCAAGACATGTAAGTTTGACTGTTGGGATTGCAACTACTGTGAGAAAGTAGTAGAAGCACACATGAAGAAGTCAGATCTTATCATGCACCCACAAGTAGAGACATGTATAGAAGCATTCAATAACTCAGGTAAATATCTGTCAAACCACAGGACTTATGATCCTAACGATCCTAGTGCATATTATAATGTAGAGGGACTTACATCACCTAGAGTCCGACACTTTCTCAATAACCTTTGTTCACAGGAGGGTGCAGTATATCTTGAGGTAGGTGTGTTTGCAGGATCTACATTCTGTGCTGCAGTGCAGAACAATGATATGGTAGCTGCGTATGCAAATGATAACTGGTCACAACCAGATCTACAACCCTATAGGGAAGACATCACACTAGCACTGGAGAATGTAACCGTAAATACTTTTGTGAAAAATTTACAGGAGAATATTACTACAGAGACATTAGACTTTGACATAGAAGTTTTAAATGGTGACAGTTCTAGTCTTGGTAAAAAAGATTTTAAACAAGATGTCAATATCATATTCTATGATGGTGATAACTCAGAGAGAAAGATGAGAGAGTTCTTTCTTAATATGATGACCTTCACACAAGATGTATTCACTCTTGTTGTGGATGATGCAAACATAGAAGAGAACGTTTCTATAACAAAAAGGTTTATTGATGAGTCTGGACTTAAAGTTTTATATGAAAGAGAGTTACTCAACGATCAAGAGGATGATACTATGTGGTGGAACGGTTTGTATGTAACAGTTTTGTCAAAGCAAAAATAACTTTTTGATTCCAAAAATACTGAAAAAATTTTTTGGGTAATTTTTACTCTATAAGTTTTTTCGTCTAAATACTCGTAGGACTTATTACAGGAAATAATGGGAACGCTTAATGTGGGAAGAGTCAACGCAAGCACTTTAGATGCTGCTGCAGCTTTGAACTTTCCTAGTTATTCAACTGGTGGCAGACCGACTAGTGGTGTGGATGTTGGAGCAACGATTTATAATAGCACTACAGAAAAGTTACAAACTTGGATTGGAACTGAATGGATTGACATTGGTGGTGGTTCTGAACCAGATGGTTCATCAGCAGACAAGGCAGCAACAAATGCATCAGCTATATTACAGGTTAATTCATCAGCAACTGATGGAGTATATTGGATCTTATTACCTAGTGTAGGTGCAAAACAAGTATATTGTATGATGGATCCCAACCACTTAGGTGGTGGTGGATGGATGTTAGCATGGAAGTGCACAAGAGGTAGCACGTTCCATTATGATACTAACTATTGGACATCTACAAACACATACAATGAAACCTCTCAGTTGAACAGAAACGATGGTGACCATAAGAACCATGTATTCAATTATTATGTTGCAGGAACATTGGGTGCTGTATTCCCAGACATAAACAACGGTGGACAATCATCAGTTGGTTATAATGGTTGGACTTGGAAACAAGGTGGTATCGGTCAAACATGCTTACAAAGATTCCAAACTAATCAACAGTTATCCAGTAATCCTCGTGGAGAAAGTATGTGGTCTGGATCTGGATTCTCAGCACAGGGTGGTTACCAATGGTATGGATTTAACTATACTGGATCAAGTAACAACGCTACACGTTGGGGATTTGGTTGGAACAACGAAGGTGGTGAGAGTTCCAATGACGTTTGTAGTGGTATAGGTCATCGTAGAACAGATGCTTCTGCAGGAGACTTTATATACTGCTGCCAAAGCACCACTGGTGTAAATAGAACTATGCGTGCGGAGATTTGGGTTCAATGAGTATTAAACTATCACCTATTGAGTATCTACTTATCTTACAGATGCGTAATGATAGTTCTTTAACTCTGTCAACAGCAGAGGAAGACTACATTAAAGGTCTAAGATTAGCGGGTAAAACCTCAGAGACATTACTAAAACCAAAAAGAGAGAAGTGGCACACTTACCTTAACTACATTAATAAAGTTAAGAAGGATGCTATTGAGAGTGGTCAAGATGCTACTAAAGCAACTGGTGCATATAACAGTGCCAAGAAGTTGAAACTAGGTGAGATAGATCTTGCTACTTACCAAGCAGAGATCACTGCATTAGATTTATCACCCACAAATCCTGATAAATTACATTACATGACAGCTCAACTAGCATCAGAGTATCAGAAATATATTGCTAGTGATGACGTAACACTAACACTAAATGGGGAAACACTACCAGATTTAGAGTAATTGTGCTATACTAAATAATACACTTATGATTCTAAAACATGGATGCTGAACAAATGGTCAAAGAGTTTACTGACCAACTGAAAGAACAGAAAGCAACAATAGTCGAACTTGAAAAACAACTAAGCACTAGAAAAGAGCAGACGTTGAGATTAGAGGGTGCAATCGAAGCACTTAACATGACACTTAAGAAACCAGAAGAAGATGCCACTGAAGAAGTCAAGTGAACTTAGGCAACTAGAACATGTAGCATCAAGGCAGTTCCACATAAAATTTGATGGGACTGCTGAAACATGCCCATACAAAGTTGGAGACCTATACGACGGTAGAGAAGTTCTAGCTGTTGGGTTTACTGGTAATTTGTATGGACAATCATATCATTTAATTGTAGAAAGAGATAAGACACACCTTAGAACAAAATTTGTGTTTGATGATAAACATGACATAAAATTTTGCAAACCAGTAGAAAAAATGATCAAACCCATAGATGAGGGTCAGGTTCAGAAACTATTATCAAAGGCAGGAGACGGTAATACATAAATATATCTGAAGGACTTATTGCACCATCAGGATGAAGAAGGTAATAGTAAGGGTCAGTGATAACTATAGCATAGATCAAGCAGCAGCAGCGATCTTGAAACTATATGGTTACTTAACCTTTGTAGAATCATTTAAAACATTTCAAATCATTTCTTTTGAATGCCCTGAGAGGTATGAAGGTAATGTCATTAGTCAACTAAATGCACTGAATGTAGTTAAGAAAGCTACGTTTGATAAAGAGGTGTATGCAGGAGATCCTATGCCACAAGAGGCAACTCTCGCAATAGAGACATCTGGATCTACGACACAGAATGCAGAAGGAGAAGCGACAAGCAATACAAGAAATCTAACAACAACTGGTTCTGGAACCATATATGTAAAAGTCCAAAACATTGGTGGTGCAAACTTTTACGTGTATTCTCAGACACAGGGTGGAACATATAGTAGATTTGCAAACCAACTTGGATTCCTACAAGGTGGAACTTATACATTTGACCAGAGTGACTCGTCAAATGCAACACATGGTCTAAGATTTTCTGAGACTCCAGATGGTATCTGGACTACAAATGGAACAGGCACGTTCAGCACAGGTGTTACAGTTACAGGAACTGCAGGAACTGATGGTCAAACTACTTTACAGGTAACATCAGCAACACCATCTATACTATATCCATATTGTGTCAATCATCCTGGCATGAATCGTTATTCAGTTTCACCTGATAGGTTTGGAACTATCAACATTCATGATTTCTGGCATCTAGATAGAATTACAAAACAAGATAGACAATACTTAAATAGAACATTTAGTCAGTCATCTAATGGATCTGGAGATGGCGTAGACATCTATATCATTGACTCTGGTGTTCGTGGTGCATCTAGACCAACAGGTAACAACGCTTCACTACATCCTGAGTTGTATGATCCTGATTTTGTCACTGACTTAAACGGAACAGCGGAGCAGCAGAACTATAGAGTCAATCAACTAAGTCACTATAGTGGTGCATATGGAACTAACAATGAAGATGATAACGGACATGGCACATATTGTGCAATCCTTTCAGCTGGTCGGACAGCTGGGATAGCAAAAGACTCAAAAATATTTGCATTAAAGGCATTTAATAGTCAGGTAAGTGGAACTTATAGTGCAATACTAGGTGCATATCAGGCAGTTATAGATCATAATGATGTTACAAACGGCAATTATAAAGGAAACAATCGTCCAGCTGTCATCAATGCATCGTTCGGACCTACAATTCCTACACAGAACTCACCTAACATTGAGTTAAATGACTCAGGAGATGACCTTTATACTGACGAAGAGATCCTAGATGATATAGAAGGAACCATTGCAAGTCAAAAGAATATCATTATTGTTAGATCAGCTGGTAATGGATTCAAGAATAGTAGTGATAATACCGCAGGACCTTTACAAACTAAGTGTGTAGCGGGTGCAAGAACAGCAGGATACGCTGATAATACAAATGGTGGTATCAACAATGTAGATACAAACCAAAATAAAATTACAGTTGGTGCTACATCTTATAGTGATAGATGGGCGTTCTTCTCAAACTATGGTGGAGGTTGCACAACAGTTGCACCTGGCGAAAAATTAACCGTTCCATTATATGATTGGACTGCTAATACACCATACACAAGCACAACAAACTACACATCAATAGACGGAACATCCTTCTCATCACCTGTTGTAGCGGGTATTGTTGCAGCATGGTGTGGTAAAAATGGTTATACATTAACTACAAATAACTTAACTGGTTTAGCAAAATCTTTGTTTAGAACCACAGGATCAGCTGGTGACATCAGAACAGCAACACACACTAACTATCCTATAAACAGCATAGTAGATAAGAAACTTATAGACAATCCATATGTCACTTTAAGTGGTTCTACCTTCGTCGAAGTCAAATTCAATCCAGCTGACTCTTCACATTTCTTAGGAAATGTTGGTAAGAAAGTTCAGTTAAGAACTACAGGTTCAACAGCAGGAGCTGGTTCATCTACACCAACAACACATAACATAACAACATATGCATACTCATCAGGTGCATACACACTGCAAGGAACCGACAGAAATGGTGGTGTTAGTGGAGCAAACGTTAGTGTAACTTGTTACGTTGGTGATACAGTTAACTTTAACTTGAATAACGTTGCAAGTAACCACCCGTTTTATATCAGAGTATCAAGCAATGGTAGTAATGTAACTACGCCAACTGCTAGTGGTCAAGGTTCTACTGGTAACGCCACAGTATCATGGACACCAAATACAGTAGGAACTTATTATTATCAGTGTGGTGTTCACTCTGGAATGATAGGACAAGTTGTAGTTCAAAGTGCACCTGGCGGTAGTGGTGGTGTAATTGTTGGTGGTATTAACCTATCGACATTATCACAATCTGGTTGGTTAAACATACAGGCAGAGAGTGCAGTTAATAACAGTATTACAATTCAAGCACCAAACGCTGCAACTGCAGGAACAACTGGTGGCGGATCAAATAACTATCTCGCACTGATTAAATCAGAAGAGAAAACACATGAGAGTTATGACGGTGTTGTATCTACATCTACATCATTAACTTCTCAGACTGATACACAAGAGCAAGCAGGAACATCATCTGCTGTAGTTTACTACCCAGTAGACTCAGGTGTTGACTTTAACTACAATGGTAGTGGTGCAAGTCTAACAACAGCAAGGGGTGCGTTCTATCCATTCATTGACACTAACGTAACTTGGACTACATCCTCTGGAACATTCTCTGGAAGTCCATATGCTAATGGTGCAAGTGTAAACCTTGACCTTGGTTTATCTGGAACTACCTTTGCTAATGAACCAACCTTTGAGGCATACACATTGAGTGGTGACTCTATCGGTGCAACAGGATTAACGTTTGATACAAGCACAGGTAATTTATCTGGAACTATAACTGCAGATTATATTGACACGACTTACAACTTCACAGTTACTGAAAACGTAACGGGTAATGCACAATCATATGCATTTACTACAACTGGAACAGGTGTCGTAGTCAACATCACACAACAACCAACAGCAGGAAGCGTAGAAGCGGGATCAGGTGGAACAGTCAACTTCGGACCTGTAGCGGGTATTAGTTCTGACGGATCTACAATTACATTCCAATGGGAGTTCTCAGTTAACGGTGGTGTAGGTTGGGCAACAGTTTCTAACGGTGGTGGATATAGTGGAGCAACTACTAATACACTGACTGTAGATGATGACTTTGCCAAGAACTCATTCCA